ATAGCACTAGTCAGTGTTGACTGTTGGCTACGGGACGAGTATTGACGTGTTGGCATTTATGTTCCTATCGGCTGTAGTGAACTCGAGCTGGATATTGACTTTGAAATGATAGTATCTCTTCTCTAAGTCTCTGTTGATAAAGTGAAAATATTTGTCGGACTGCGGTATTGGCTGAACCAAATGGACGCTTAGCGTCAATCTCATCAGCTTGTGGACTAATCTGAGAAGCACGTGCTGGGTCAAGATATGTAAGAAGTCTATATGCTGTGCCGAGGGTTACCACATCTCTAGCTGATTCAGGGTATCCTGTTTGGGTTGTGAAGACTTGGTTAGAAGCTGTGAAGGCTGATGGTTGCTTGATATAGTTAACCTTGACGGTACGACCAGAGGTTATGTAATCTCCAATGGTAACTGTCTGGGAGCCTGTGCCCCACGTTACAGCCTCAGACTTAGGGTCAAATGTAAATCTGCGTATGTTTATCCACTCTTTGCTTGGGCCAATATCTTGCCAAGACATAGTTAGAATGTTTTCAATATTAAGTGGGTCACCATTAGTATCAGTTAATTCATAGGTTGTGACGGCTGCATTGTATGTAAAGGTTGTCTGACCTATAACAAGAAGTTGTGAGCCCATTGCTCTGATAGTATCATTGATAGCCTTCTTGATTACATACCTAGGAAATATTGGGGAGATTGTTACCTTAGTATCTACAGCAGCAGTTGAAGCAGTAGTTCCTAGATAGCCACGCCCATAGGGCGCAACAGTTGCTGTATTAGCAACGCGGTCAAATGAGTCAACCCACATCAACTCTTCGCCTACCTCTATAACACCTTTACCTACGGAGTCGGTGGAGCCTAGGCTCAAGATTGTTGGCGAAGAACTAGGGGAAGTTAATGTTGTGACTGCAGCAGTAAGGTGTGTACTTCTATCCTGCTGATAGGTATAACCTGAAAGATTGATAATGACTTCATCAATCATTTCACTTAGTGTTGTCATACGTCAATACTCCTTAAGGCTGCTAGAGGTGAAAGGTTAGTAGTGCTAGCAAGTTCATTACAGATACCACCCAAGGCCTTGAAATCTTTAGGTTGACGGGTTGCATCTGCCTCTAGATTAAGGGCGCCTATAAGCGCCTTACCTGATGTACCTGCTAGTGAGTTAGCAGCAGCAGTAGCAGTCAGATATGAAGTCAATACTGGATATGTCCCACTATTAGCCAAGCGATTAAGTTCGCTTGTGAATGAACTACCTGCTACACCTGTTGCCATTATCTATACCCAGCCGTTTTCTTTGCTATCGATTTTGGTTGTTTAACAAATTGTTTGCCCTTTTTATTACCTTGGGCTTTTGCTTTATTAGTGGCAGCTTTCTCAACAGGAGTTAGATTAGCCCACGCTGCTTCAGGTAGATATCTCTTCTTACCCTTAGAAGGTTTGCCATCAGAAGTTTTCCACTTCTGCTTAGTCCAACTCTTTAAAGACTTCTGTGATTTAGCCAGTGCCATTACTTGTAGCCTCCGCCTGCCTTCTTGTATTGCACAGCAAGTAACTGTGCTTTACGAGCAGACCATTCTCCTGGGTCTCCACCCTTGGAGCCAGCTTTAATTTTATTAAATAGTGCTTTACGCATACCAGGTTTGGTGTAGTTACCAGCCTCATTAACCTTAGACTTAGGTTTAGCTTTCTTCTTCACCACTTCACCTTATCTGCCCAGTAAGCGGCACTCATCTTGCCTTTAGCAATGTTCTTACTATGGCGTGCCTTAAATGATGCACGCTTGTTCTTCATTCTTTCGCCTTCGCCAGCCTTAGGCTTGCCTGCAGTCTCAGCACCTTGTTCGCCGAAACGAATAGTCTTGACTTGGCTGCCTTCTTTAGCCACTACAATGTGTGACTTCTTTGGATGTCCAGGGGTGCGCTTAGGTTTATTAAAACCTGCTACGCCAGCCCTCTTAAGCCTTGGGTCTGCTTTGCTTGCCATATTCCCCATACTTTCCTAGTACTGCTCTTACTGTTCCATTCTTGTTTAACCGCACTACATATCCATCTCTGATTTGCACAGAGTTAAAACCGTAGTGCGGTTTCAATTGTCCCGATGACATTGTTATCGAGAAAATCTGCCAGATGTCCAGCGATAAACTGGTCCGACACCTGATTGGTCTTCAAAATCATTACGCATCTTAGCGAAGCCTCGGCTATTAGGTTTTATGGTTGGTGATGATGGCACAGCAGTTGTATCTGCACTACCACCAATTGTTTTTACACCAAACTTTGTATAAGCCTTACCTCGTTGTACTTTCTTTTCCATTTACTTACCTTTCTTTTGTTAACTCATCTTATGGTCAAAAGACATTCCACTGACACCTATTGAAGGAGTATAACCCATAGGGTTAACGCCACCTTTATTAGGTTTTACCTTTGAACCAGGGGTTTTCTTTTTTGGTTTAGGTTTATTTGGAGTAGGGCTAGGCATGGGTTCTGGCATACCATCATATGATTGGAACCAATCTGGTTTAGCCATTATTGGTTTGCGCTATTCGGGAATCCGACACCGCCAGCCATACCACCACGGGCTGGACGTCCTGTTCCTAAACCACCTATACGGGTTTTACCTGGTACTTTTGTAACTTTTGTGCTATCCCAAGTTTCTTTCTGTTTCATAGGCTTACCATCCCACTCAGGGCTATAAGGAACCCGCTCAGATAGTTTTGCTTCATATGCTTTCTTGGCCATCTCAGGACCAAGATTAGCCTTACCTGTTTTCTTTGCCATAATTAATCTCCGTAATTTCCCATTGGATAAGCGCCAGTTTTATTGGCGATTTGGTCTTTAATTTTTCTTATATTGCTTGGATTAACTTTGCCTTGTTGTATCATTTTTTCAAACATTGCTTCGGCTTTTGCTATTGCAGCATTTTCAGCAGCGTTAATTTCTTTCTTCCGTTGCTGGGCTGTTTTGCCTGAACTAATTCTACCTGGCATAATTACTTCTTCTTGCCCATCTTCTTCATAGCCATCTTCTTGGCTCCAGCCTTCATAGCCATCTTCTTGTCTGACTTCTTAGCTATCTTGCCCTTGGACTTGGCTTTCATTTCATTTCCATAATGCATTGGCATTTTATTCTCCTAGTAAAGATTGGCTGGCTTTTTTTATTCTTGCTTTTGTTTCTCTGTTTACTATTCCTCTTGCACGGGTTGCAGTACGACTGCGGTCTGAACCCATCTGACGAGCAATAATTGGAATTAACTTCTTACGAAGCGCAGATTCTTCGCTTGGCTTAAGACCAAGTTTTCCAAGTCCCTGATTTACATATTTACGCGCTGCTGTTTCATACCCCATTGCGCCACCTTTAAGTGCTCTCATTGAAGCGCTTTGGGATTCTTTTTCTGCATATGTTGCCATTATTTTATGCTCCTAGTTGATTAAGTACTGCTGCTGATTTTTTATTTATATGTTTTGCTGGTGCCATCTTGCTAGAGTCATAAGGTTTACCCAGTATCTCGCTAGCCTTAACTGCCTCTTGAATCTTCTTTATAGAAGTTCCAGCAGGCTGGATACCTTGGGCTCTTGCCGCTTTGTAAGCATCCAATTCTTTGTTAAATGCTTTAGTTGGCATAGACCTTTGGCTATGTGCATCACCAGTGTTCATCTGTATACTCAAACCCTTACAGCCAAAGCATCCTTCAACTGGCTCAGGGTGATGTTCCCAATGTTTCATATCGCTGTAAAGTTATCCTCTGTGACACCTACACCGCCAGCTATTAGTGCTGCCTTAGTAGCATCATCTACTGTGTGGTTATAGCCACCTGCGTATACTTTAGGGAATGCTTTCAAGTCACCATCGACTGGGTAGCGAACCTGTGCGTATCCACCTGTAGGCTTTAGTACTATTGTAATGCCCCTGTCAAGTTTATAAAAGTAGAATAGGCGGGCTTTACCTGCTGGGCCCTCTTCGGCCACAGGGGTTGTGAAAATGTATTCAGTCATAAGTCCTCCTAATGAACTCACCCCAAGGGGTAGGTTTCTAGGCCTACCCTTCAGAGTCAATCAACTAGAGAGCTGCGATTGAGGAGCCTGATTCAATACGGAACAGTGCTTCTTCACGATAACGTGCAAAGCCGAGTACGCCGTACCAACCCATTGGGCGGAAGCGCATCAACTTATCGGTTACGTTTCCGATAACAATGTGTGGCTCTTCTGCAACAGCTTCAGCAAGTGCTTGCTGTCCGCAGAGGATAGTATCAAATACGCGTGTTACTGGAGTTACAGTTACAACAGTAGTTGCTGTTACAGCAGCAGTGTTAGCAACATCTACAGTGAATGTAGTTGTTGAACCTGAAGTGCTGATAGCAGAAATCTTTGCTGTAGAAGCAATGCCAGTTCCAGAAATCTTGTCGCCAACCTCAGCGCGGGTTGCAATTACAGCAGAAGAAGCAACACCGAAGGTGAAGCCTGTTGCTGTACCTGCAACGGTTACTGTGGTTGTAGCAAGAGCAGACTGGTCTGCGCCATCTTTAGCGCTTGGCAAACGAGAAGACTCAACAAAGAATGCTCCTTCGTAATCGCCAATTTCTCCAGCCCATACGTTATTAACGGCTGGGTCAGAGTTGATGTGAGCGAAGTTCCAGCCTAGGTTTCCAGACTCTGCACGCAGGTCGTGGGAAACTTCTGGGTGGATACCGCACCAGTAGTAAGAGCCACGGCGAGCCTTGGCCTTATTAGCACGGAGTTTAGCGACAGCCCTACGGATGTCTGCTGAATCAATTGTTGCGGCTGCGGCAATTGTTGCGGTGCTTGTAGCAGTGCTACCACCGTAAATTACGTTAGTTCCGCCGACAAGAGTTGTTGAAACAACTTTGTCAATAGAATCAGCAAGGTTATATGCAATGATATTTGCAATTGCTGGGTCTACATCTGCTAGTGAGAATAACTCAAGAGCGCGGGTTACTAGAACAGCATTGCCATACTCATTGAGAGTAATGGTTACTGATGTTGGGGTTGTAAGAGCAACTGCATCTGGGTCTGTTGTTTCAGTCAGAGTACTTGTTGCTGAGTCTAGGTCAACATAGCGCTGTAGCACTACGGTTGAGCCTGGTATTGCTTGTCTAGCGGGGCGTTTGTCTGCGACTGAACGAAGTAGTGGTTCAGAACGTAGCGCAAACTCAAGAAGACGGTCATACGCCTTCTGTACTAGACCAGCTCCACCTACTGTTCCACCTAATGTGGCGGAACCTGTTGATGTAAATGCATTGGCCATTTTTTTGCGTCACCTCCAGTGACTATGAACGGTTATTGTTGTTGTGACTGAAGTATAGATAGTAGCTCTTCCGCTGAAGTAGCTTGTTTCATGCGTTGCTCTACATCTAGCCCTCTGTCAGGTGTCAAAGCACCTTGTGTCAGGACATCTTGCTGGCGAAGCCGTGCAAGGTCTTGCTGACTTACTGGTGCCTCTTGTTCTGCTACCTTGATTCCAAACAAGTCTGCGTTATCATCGAGCCAATTAGAAACTGACTCCTCGTTAACATCATCCAAGTCTTTCAATACAAGGCGTGCAGCCTTTTGGTTGACACCTTTCTTTTCTAGGACTTCTTTGACAAGTCGCTCACGCTGCACCTTGGATAAACCCTCAAGTTGCTCAGTGAGTTCCTTTATACGTTTCTCATCAGAACGTTTAGCTTTACGGAGTTTCTTTAGTAAGTCACTCTCGGCTGTACCAAACGACTGTGACTCTGCATCCAGGTCATCGTCTTCTTCATCCCAGTAGTTGTTGCTCATAGCAACCACCCTTCTATTCGTTGTTAGTCGCAAGCCTCAAGTCTATTCGGGGAAATAGGTTGGCTCTTGCTATCGGTCTAATACGCTGCATGGGGCCGATGAGTCCATGTCAGGATTCTAGTATGCTGCTCGTGTGTCTTTCGTTAACTTACCTACGCCACCGCGTTTTTCGAACTGAGCTTCCTCTAGTCCAATAATCTTTTGACGAGCTCGCTTAGCTGAAGCTAGTCCTTTAAATTGTTCTTCTTCTAGTTGCATTCTTCCAACTTGACCAGCTTGTGTATTATAAAGTCCACTTAGTTTTTCAGCAACAGGTAAAGATTCTGCTACTCTAGAGTAACCTGTTCTGGCGGTTTGCAAGTCTATACCTTGATTGAGTAGTTGCTCAACGCTTAGTCCTTGGCGAGTTACTCCCTGGATTCCAGTTGCCTCAGTAGGTGCTTTGTCAAGCCCAATGCTTAGGTTCTGGACGAGGGCAGCTCCACCAATCTCAGCTGCTTGAATCTTGCGCTGAATAGCTGGCAGTTGATTAACAGGGTCAATGACATAGGCCAAGATGTCTGTATCGTTTAACTCAGGGAATAGTTTGTTCAGAGCGTCTTTAGTCTCTGATGCACCCTTGACGATTCTATCATATCCAGCAGATACACGTCCAGCTAGTTCATCAGCTGATATTGAACTGCCAATTAGACTACCGTATCTATCACGGTTAGCAAACTGTTTCAAGCCATAAGCATTAAAGATTTTACTAAAAGCTGCTTCGGTAGCTAAATATATTTTATCATCTAGCATTGCAAAGCCTGCGTCTTGAAGTTTTTTGTTTCCAGTAAAACGATTGAGGTATGGAGTATTAAAGCGTTTATCATACTTAAGAAGATTCAATGCATCAACTGATTCAATGTTAGGGTATAATCTACGAATCTCAGCAATTACTTCTATAAGGCCTTCTACTCCAATAGCCCCTAGGGCCTCAGCAGCGGCTTGTAATCCTGCATCCTCAAGGGTTGCATATTGTGACTGTTGATTAACAACTCCTTTAAATACAGGAGGTAATTGCATATAGTTAAACTGACCAGATGCAACAGCATCAGT